GTGCTGGCGGCTTCGTCTGCCATGACTGTGCCTCGCTTTCGCTCGCGCGGGACTCGCTGATGTCACACGGCGCGGACGTGTGACGCGGATATGAGTACGCGCTTACTGCGCGGTGGTACCTTCGAGGGCGTCGAATGCGTCGGTGTTGGGCGCTACGCTATGGCTGCAATTCGGGCCGAACAGGTGCGCGTATGTGGCCTCTGCCTCGGCGATGCTCATGTGGTCGGGGTCGTTGCCTGACAGCGAGTAGGGTCCGTTGTCCTCGGCGGCTTGGCAGGAGTCGCACACGTTGCCGCCTCCGCCTACCACGTCCACGAGGTCGATGCCTGACTCGCCTAGCCGCATCTCCGTGCCGGTGCGCATCGTCTCGGCAAGCGTGGTGCGTGCGCTCATCTCGGCGTACGTCTGCATGTCCCACCACTTGCCGTCAGGCGTTATCTGCACGCCGAGGTAGGTGCTGCCGTCCGCGCGTGTGCGGAGCAGGCCTTGGCCGTCATTGACCATGCGGGTGAAGATGTCGCTCTTGGCGTTCGCTGTGGTGCCGACTCCGAACACGGGTCCGGTGATGGCGTCCAGAGCGTAGGCGCGTAACTGGTCGTCAACCTGCCGCCCGATGCTGGATTGCATGGCGCTGAACGTCGAGTAGACGTTATCGGCGAGCACCTGCGCGGCTTGCGTGTGGATGCCTGCGAGGTCAGCTTGGACGCCGTACCCGCCTAGCATCACCTCGGCGGCTTTGAGTCCGTCCGTGTAGGCGCGCGGTACAGCCTCTGCCGTCCACTGGTGCGTACCGTCTGACAGGTCGGCGAGGAGTCTTGCCACCTCTGTGCGTACGGCTTCGAGATGCGCCGTGCTGTTGCCCTTCGCTTCGGCTCTGGCGAGCGCGAGCAGGATGCGTTCCTGCGCGTCACCGTAGAGCCGCGTGAGGCGCGCTACCTCCCCCGCTGGGAGCTTCATGGCTTATGCGCCCCCTGCGTCGGGAGCGGGCGTCAGAGCGATGCGCGGTGCTGCTCCGATGGCGGGTGCGGATGCGGCACGCTCCTCGGCGATGTTGTCCATGCGCTCCACGAGTTCAGCGCCACCGACCTTGAACACGGCGCGGATGGCGTCCTTGCGCGATTCGATGCCAGCGGCCACGAGCGTTGCGTGATAGGTGGCGACTTCGATGTCATCGGCGGGAAGGCCGTCGCTCCACTGGATTCCGACTTCGGCGAAGATGGGAGCGGACGGGTCAACGCTGTTATGCAGCAGGGACGCGAGCTTGAGCGCCTTCTTGAGTCCGATGTTGAGACGGCTGCGGAGCGTTCCCGCCTTCATGATGGACGCGATGAGGAGCCGCTTCATGGCCGCGCCTGACGCTACCTGCCCGTCGATGAGGCCGAATAGCGCCTTGCTGGTCTCCATGACGAAGAGCGCTTGCTCCCAGAGGAAGTCTATCTCGTGCCATGCGGCGGTGAGTTGGCCGTCCCATGTGATGTACGTCGGCGGAAGTTGGCCCTCTTCGAGCACGAAGTAGTCCGTCATGCGGATCTCTTCTTTTCCCGTGACGGGGTTCACCTCGGCGGCGATGCGCGGTCCTGCGAGCTTCGGGTCGGCGTGCTTGTCGAGGATGGCGGCGATGAGGTAGAGCCGCACTTCGATCTCTTCGAGGATGGGAGCGAGGTCGGCGAAGTCAGAGACGCCGGTGGAATCGCTGGTCGAGCGGAAGTTGAACATGGGGACGATGAGCAGTTCGTCCACGCCGGTCATCACGGGGTTGACGACTCGCGCGCCGGTGGTGAGGTCGTACTCCTCGGCCTCTGCGAACGTCTTTATCTTGGCCCCGTCAACCTCTCCCAGATACGTCGTTATCATGCCGCGCTCGTGCACCTCTGCGCGGATGCGGTTGACCGTGTGCCCTTCGCACTTGTCCTCCCACGTCCATGCGAGGATGTGAGCGGTGATGTGCTGCTTGTCGCGGGGTGACACGACGGGGTACCAGATGCACGGGTCAACGGCGTTGATGTCGGGATAGAGACCAGCCGCGCCCTTGTCCTCTAGCGTGACCTGCAACAGCCCATCGCCGAGCGCCTGGATGTCTGTCATTGACTGGTGCGACTCGTGGATGAGGTCGAACTCTTCCACGTACGCCTCTACCTGCTCCTGAGCGGGTGACTTCTCGCCGGCGTCGGCTTCGCCCTCTTCCTTCGCGGTGAAGGTCGGAGCCTCGCCTAGCACCATCGCGTTGTATGCCTTGACGATGCGGCGCGGAAGGCCGAGCTGCACGAACGACTTGCCCGTGCGCTTGTCGCGGCGCATGAGCGCAACGATATCGTCGAACACCTCCGAATGGTTCTTCGAGAGGAGCACGCGGCCCTGCTTGTAGCTCTTGGCACGCGTCTCGTCACACGTCGGCGGCCACGGCTTGCCGACTCCGAGCACGTCGCTTACTGCTGTAATCGGCATTCGGTCACCATCCTGCTGGCTTGGCTAGATAACTCTGCGGAGCGGCTTTGAGTTCCGAGTAGACGAGATAGCGCATGGAGTCCATCCCATGATCGTAGACCTTCATCGGCTTGTCCTCGCCACGGTCCTGCGCTTTCTTGTCCCATGCGTAGACGGGGAACTCTGACAGCGTGAACTCGCAGGATGGGTCGAAGGTCAGGCGGCCTTCAGAGAGCGCGGTCGATACGGCGCGTATGCCGGGAAGCACATCGTTCTTTGCCTTACGCACGTTCACGCCACGGCGACGGAGCGCGATGATGAACGATGCCGCGCTCGGGTCAACCCATGCGTGAGTCGGATGGATTGCGGGGACGTTGTGATCGGCTGCGAACTTGGCAAGCCACGCCATGACCGCATCGGCGTACTCGTCGTCGGTCTTCTGCTTGCCGCGTACAGCCGAGTCCCACACGTATTCGCTCCACTGGTGCCAGCCCTTGCCGTTGCGACCCCACAGTTGCATCACGAACGGGTTGGACGTGCCGTAGTCGCAGGCGAGCACGTAGGCCGCTGGCAGACTCGGAAGCGTGAGCACGTGCGTGGCGGCGTCGAACATGTCGTAGACGATGCCCTCTGCCACTACCCACTCGCCGTCAATCATGCGCTGCTTGAAGAGGCCGCTGAATGAGGCGCGGAGCATGTCGAGGTAGGCGGCGTTCAGGCTGGGGTTGTCCTGCAAGCGGAACTGGAAGCGCTTGACGCGGCTCGGGTTCGCCAGGTGCTCGGGCTGCATGTGATGGCGCATGAGCCAATGCAGCGGGGAGTTGGGGTTGCACGTCACGAACGCCTTAGCGCCGGGTGCAGAGAGGCGCGTGCGTGCCATATCGAATACCTCTTCGGGGTACAGCGTCACTTCGTCGCCGTACCAGCCGTGGAGCGTCATGCCCTGAATCGTGTTGACCGCGCGCTTGTTGTCGGCACCGATGATGGGGCACTTGCGGCCCAGTATCGTGGCGTGCGCGTCTGTGCCGAGGTTCCACGTGACCCGCTGGGAGCCGAACATCTCCTGCATCGGCGCGAGCACGTTGCGCACAACGGTGTCCTGCGTGGAGCCGGTCATCATGTAGAGGCCGCCACGTGGCATCTGCGATAGGTGATCCATCCACCGCCAGTCCTGCGCGATGGTCTTGCCGCTACGCACCGCGCCGTCTGCGATGTTGAGGAACGCATCGCTATGGCGCAGGTACTCAATCTGCTTCGGGAACAGCGGGAGTGTCATCTCTACCTCGCATCGCCGCCAGAATGCCGAGAAGCGGGTCGTCAGCTTCAACGCGGGAAGTCTCGCCACGCCAGCCGATGCGGTTGGCAAGCCATGACTTGGAGGCGGCTGTCTCGGAGTGCATGCGCTTCTTCACGCTCACGACTCTGCCGGAGTTGGTAGCCGTCTCTTCTTCGTACTCGTATCCGGTGGCGCGTCCGTACAGCGAGGAGAGCGCAACGTCGTCGGCTTTGTTCTTCGCGCGTGTGACTGCACCGTGAAACGCGGCACAGTACGTAGGATGGTCAGGGTTGCACCAGTCTTGCGCGGTGGCGTCGTCTATACCGCACGCCTCGCCTATCGCCGTCCATGTCGCTCCCTTGGCGGCGCTCAGCAGTACCTCGTCCAGCATCGCTTCGGTGTACTTGCGTGGTCTGCCTATCTTGGCGGGCGGCTTCTTCGCGGCTTTCTTGCGCGGCTTCGGCTTGCCCTCGCGCTTGGCGACGATGGCGGCTACCATGTCCTCTTCTGCTCCCATGTCGTAGCCTCCTCGTATCGGGTACTAGCCCGTGTTTCTCGACACTCGTGAGCGTGAGAGTCTGTGGTGCGTGCAAGGATTCGCGGGGGATTCTTGCGCTCCCGCTAGGTTTCGGAGTGGCCCCGCGCCCATACACTCGCAGTGCGTTCGGCGAGGAGTGGGACGCGGGGACTGTGTGTGGTGGGGGGCGACGCGCGATCTAGCCGCTGCAAGAGGATGCCCTCTACGCCGCCGATTCGGGGATGCGTCCCCTTGCGCTGATTAGCCACGCATGGCTCCCACGGCTAGCGCTGCCGGTGTGGGTGAAAGACCGCACGAGTGAGCATCGTTGAGAGGCTTGTGCGGTTTGCTGTTGACCCGCGCAGGACTCATCCCACGCGGTGTACCTGCTCCCCTCAAGGAGTCAGGGCGATTCAGTGCGGAGTGCGCAAGGAGCGTACATGCGCTCTGTACGCCTTCCATGATGCCGTCACGAGTGCGAGGCGTTGGCGCTCTGTGAGGTCATGCAGCGCTACGTGGTGTGCGAATGCTTCGTATGTGCCGCGCATGG